TACGGTGTAGCATAATATAATTAACCATTGGTAAGTTGTCTTCTAGGTCTGAAGATTTTTGTTCATTTGTCATCTGGTCTACCTAAGTCTTCCCAAAATTGTTCCCGCCCCATATTATCAATAGGAGTAATAGGGGTACTTTCACACTGGCAATCTTTATCACATGTCATTTTTTAACCTTTTCCATAGTCTTTATAATATCGTCATAAAAACCAAACCCTATAAATTTTTTATATTCACAGGATAGGCAGTACAAGTATACTTCATCATCTATTGATTGGTTAGGAAGAAGAAAGCCTTGATCTAGTGGGCAAACCAGTCTAGGAACAAGGCCTTCTTCAGAAAGTGCTATGTATTGAGATACTTGCTGTATCCTACGCATTTTCTCCTACTTCTGAGTAGTTGGGAACTTTAAATAAAATTCCTTAGCTCTTTGGGTTAAACCCTTCCAAGCCGACCAATTAGTTCCGCCATTGGTCATATAATACGTTATCTCTGCGTTTATTACTGGGTCAAATAATAGAATATTTGATCTCAGGTCAAATTTTTCTTTACGAGCAACACCTAGGTTTCCCAACATGTTGATCTGAAAAATTCCATAGGAACTGTCTCCAGTTTTCCTGTTACCATTATAAGCTAGAGGGCGTCCACTGGACTCCGTCTTTGCAATGGCCCAAGCCGTTCTAAGGGCTTTTCCTTCAAAACCTACTGCTGCCAGTAGTTCTTTCAATTCAATGTCTGAAAGCTTTTCCGAAGGCTTGTAAACAGTATTGCTGTACTTCTCTAAGGTTTCTTGCTTAAGTTGTACTTCTGTCTTTGGTTGTACTTTTAAAGCTTGAGCGGGGATCACAGTGTTGTTTGTAAATAGGAATAATGTTATCATTACTATTACAGTCGTACTGTGAGCAAAATCGCTCAGCCTTTGCTTTATATTCTCCATTGGCATTTCCTCCTTTAGAGATAACGAACTATAATCTTAACATTGTCAGTAAGTTACTGTCAAGTCAGTTGACCAGAAAGATATTATGGATATTTCATTTTCTACACCTGTAATAAATCTAAAAACATCAAATGGCTATGGTCATGCTGGTTCACAAATAATAAATTCGTTAAAAAGATTAGGGCATAATGTACCTTTTCAAGACGGTAAAGCAAAAGTACAATTAAATTTTTCTCAGCCTGTTTACTATAAGCTTCATAGAAATCAATATCAAATTAGTTATACACCATGGGAATCTACTGTTGTTCCAAAAGAATGGTTTGAATATTTAGATCATTGTGATGAAGTTTGGACAACCTCTAATTGGTGCAAAGAAGTTTTTGAATCAAATGGAATTAAAGACGTAAAGGTTTATCCACATGGAATTGATCCAATATGGAGACCCAAAAAAAGAAATTTAGAACATGGAAGACCAATAAAATTTTTACATGTAGGAGAACCAGCGCCTAGAAAAGGCGGGCAGATGGTAGTAGATGCATTCACCTCAATGTTTGGAAACAATCCTTTTTATTCTTTAACAATAAAATCATATGGACCTAGTACTACACGTATATATAATAACTACATAGAGAAAAATATTATTGGTCTTCCAAATGAACTTTATAATAATATTACAGTAATTACAGAATCAATGTCAGATGAAGAATTAGTAAAGCTATATCATGATCATGATGTTTTAATTTATCCTAGTTATGGAGAAGGATTTGGATTTATTCCATTACAAGCTTTAGCTACTGGCATGCCCGTCATTTGTACAGAAAGTTGGGCACATTATGATAAATTTTTAGGTCCATTAAGATTAAAATCTGAAATGATAGATTCTCCATGGCCATTTCATAATGGTAAAGTTTTTGAACCAGAGTATAAACATCTACTTGAACTTATAAGAGACGTTTCAATTAACTTTAATGCTTATGCAGGCTACTACTTTGCTCAGTCGACTAAGATACATGAAGAATATAATTGGGATCGGTTGACTAATAAAGCTTTTGAACATGTTTTTAAAAAGTTTTCATAACCTCTTCCCCGCTAAAACAAAGTTTGATACACTTAGACCTCATTAAAAATTATTAATCCGTTAGGCGGAAGAAAAGGTGTCACTAAAAAATGTCCAGAACTATTGAAAACCCATATGAAAACTTTATTGCTTTATCTCGCTATGCAAGATGGATGCCTGAAGAAAATCGCAGAGAGACATGGGGAGAGACAGTAGATCGATATTTTGATTTTATGCTTGCACACCTTGAGAAAGAACATAAATATTCTCCAAACAAAAAGATAGTTGAAGAACTTAAGACAGCTGTGTTTAACAGAGATGTTATGCCATCAATGCGCTCAGTAATGACTGCAGGATCTGCATTAGATAGAGATCACGTTGCAGGGTATAACTGTTCATTTGTTCCAGTTGATTCACCAAGATCATTTGACGAGACTATGTATATTCTTATGTGTGGAACTGGAGTAGGATTCTCTGTTGAGTATAAGTATGTTAATAAGCTTCCTTCAGTCCCCGAAACATTTGAAAAGTCTACAACTGTTATTACTGTAGAAGATTCAAAGCAAGGCTGGGCAAAAGCATATCGTGAACTTCTTGCATTGCTATGGTCTGGACAAGTTCCAGCAATTGACGTTAGCAAGTTGCGTCCTGCAGGCGCAAGACTTAAGACAATGGGTGGTCGATCATCTGGACCACAGCCACTTATCAACTTATTTGATTTTACAATTGCAAAGTTTAAGTCAGCTGCAGGTAGACAGTTTAAGCCAATCGAAGCCCATGACATGATGTGTAAAATTGGTGAGATTGTTGTTGTTGGTGGAGTTAGACGCTCAGCAATGATTTCTCTTTCAAACATTAATGATATTGAAATGGCTCAAGCCAAGTCGGGTAATTGGTGGGAAAATAACTCACAACGTGCCCTATCAAATAACTCTGTTGCTTATTCACGCAAGCCAGAGATGGAGCAATTTATTGCAGAATGGAAATCTTTATATGATTCAAAGTCAGGCGAACGTGGAATTTATAATGTGGCAGCAGCGCAAAAGCAAGCGGCAAAGTATGGACGCAGAGATCCAGAAATACATTACGGAACAAACCCATGTTCCGAGATTATTTTACGTCCTTATCAGTTTTGCAATCTTTCAGAAGTCGTATTACGTGAAAAAGACACAGTTGAAGATGTTTCAAATAAAGTCCGCCTGGCAACAATTCTTGGGACATGGCAATCAACATTAACTGACTTTAAGTACTTACGCAAAATTTGGAAAGACAATACAGAAGAAGAGCGTTTACTAGGAGTTTCATTAACAGGACAATTTGGACACAAGTTTTTTTCTGGTAAAGAAGATTTGGTAAAGCTAGAAAAGACCTTGGTCCATCTTCGTGAATGGGCAAGAGATGTTAATAGAGTTGAGGCAAATAACATTGGAATTCAAGAGTCTGCAGCAATTACATGCGTAAAACCTTCTGGCACTGTATCACAGCTTGTTGGTGTATCTTCAGGGATGCATCCATGGCATTCTGATTATTACATTAGAACAGTTCGTGGGGACAAGAAAGATCCTATTTCAACATTCTTAAAAGAAGTTGGAATTCCAGTAGAAGATGATGTAATGAAGCCAAACGATACATATGTATTTTCATTTCCAGTAAAAGCACCAGAAGGTGCAATTGTAAGAAATGATTTAACCGCATTAGATCATTTAAATACATGGCTGGTATATCAGCGAGCATGGTGTGAGCATAAGCCATCAATTACCGTATCTGTAAAAGAAGATGAATGGATGGAAGTTGGTGCGTGGGTATATAAGCACTTTGACGAAGTTTCTGGTATTTCATTCTTGCCGCATTCAGATCATTCATATAAGCAAGCACCTTATCAAGAAGTAACAAAAGAAGAGTATCTGGATTTGTTGGCAAAAATGCCCAACAGCATTCGTTGGGAAGATTTATCTTTCTATGAAACAGAGGACGGAACCAGCGGAACACAAGCGCTAGCCTGTACTTCTGACGGAAACTGCGAGATTGTAGATATTTCAGCTTAGTGGTAGAATAATAGTATTGGGGGAGATACCCTCAAAATTCTGGGCACAACGCCCAAAATTGGAGATGATCAAATGAACAGAGATCTAAACAAGGACGGAAAGGTTACAATGACAGAGGAAATTTTAGCAGCGCTAGGAACATATGCACGAGCATTTCTTTCAGCAGCAATTGCTTTGTACATGACTGGAAATACGAATCCAAAGGATTTGTTAATGGGCGGCGTTGCCGCCATTGCTCCAGTAATTTTGAAGGCTCTTAGCCCAAGCAACAAAGAATTTGGCTTTAAGTCAGCCAAGTAATTACAACAATTTAATATACGATTAGGATTGCTCCTATGCTAAAATAAGCATAGGAGTTTTCCTATTTAGGAGTACTAGCAAATGGCAGGACAAAAGAATTGGGAAGTAGATCAAAATGCTACTTTCTCATTTATCGTTGATTACAAAGATCCAGA